TTCTCGGAAGTATCTGGTATTAGTAATGTACTTAGTGGTCGTGGCGAATCTGGTGTACGCTCTCAAGGACACGCATCTCAACTTGCACGACTGGGTTCTAGCCGAGCTAAAAAGCGTGCTTTGATTGTTGAAGATAGCCTGGAAAAGGTAGCAACGCTATACCTCAAGCTCATGCAAGTCTATGATCCAACACACTTTACTGACACAGAAGGCACACCGTTTATTGCTGAGCAATTTACTAAAGATTTTGTGGTCAAAGTAGATGCGCATAGCAATAGCCCAATCTTTACTGAAGATTTAAAACAAATGGCATTTAATCTGTTTAAAGCTGGCGCAATTGATAAAGAATCTCTGCTTGACTTGTTAGAACCTCCGATGAAACAATTACTCATAGATAAATTGAAGCGGAAAGAAAAAGCGGGTGGTGGTCAGGAGAGCGCTCCAGGACCAGCTCCTAAAGAATCTAAAAAAGAACAACAGGTGGGCTAAATGGCACAGACAGTAGCACCAAAAGCAGATCAGCCAAGGGTTTCAACAGAATCTTTGAAAAAAGGTGAAAGAAGTCCAAACTTGGAGTATCGTACTCAAGGAGTAAAGAGTTTTGATCGCAATCCAAGTAATAGGACTTATGGTAGGACAGTTAGGGGATAGCTTAACTAGGAGATCAATATGTACGGCAAAAAAGCCAAGCGTGGTCGTAAGTCACGCAGATAAGTTTCTTCCTTCACGAGGAAAAAGGGTTGTGGCTGCCTTACCCTATAAATAGGTGACCGTATGCTATCAGGAGAAATTCACATGGCACGCAAATCTCGCAAAGGTCGTAAAGCACGCAAGTAATCCTTTTTAGGATTATTTCGGACTTGACCGAATACCCTCCTACGGGGGGAGGGAAGCAAAATAAATCCCCCCACTTGACAACCGATAGATTAAGATTACGATACGAAGTAATTTGATAGGAAAAATTTATGGGCGTACCCTCAGATCAGTTAATGAAAATGATGCAAAGCCAACGGGATTCTGCAACTCCTGGTGGATTACCGCCAGTTCCAGAAGTTCCAGCTATGGGAATTTCAGACGAATCATCTCCCCCAATGGGATCGCCAATGTCCACACCAGAACCAAAAATGGGATCTCGTGAAGGCGCAATGGTAAATGTGTCCATGGCTACCGATCTTTTAGAGCAAGCCCTTCCTGCATTTGGCAGCGAATCTGCTGAAGGAAAACAAATTCTTTCTGCTATCCGAACAATGGTCAGCATCTTAGGTCCTAAAAAGGCTAAGACTGGAGAATTACAACCATCTGAAATTTTGCAGATGTTGCAAACATTACCTCAAGCAGGTGGCGCAACGCCTGAAGGTAAAGCAATGCAGCAAGCGCCAGCAATCCCAGGTATGTCACCTCCACCTGCTCCAGCAGCAGCGCCAGGTGGTATGCCTACACCTCAACCCATGTAAGGAAAAATTATGGATCTCTTTAAACCTCGTGGTGCAGCATCTCCTCGGAAACCTACCGACAACAATCAGAAAAACGGTCAAGTAATCAATACTCCTCGTTATTCTGAGTTCGGTGGCTTATCTTCAGCTCCAAAAGCTGGCTATAAGAACATGATGAGTATGTCTAAGCCTGGCGATACCAAAAAAGTCATTTAACGGAAATTAGGGGATAAAAATGTCTTTAGAAGATATGAGCTTTGAACAGCGTGATGAACTAGCACTCTTGATGAAAGAGCTTGCTGATAATCCCGCAACACGCAAGGAAGCATTGCGTTTAACTAAAAAAGTTAGACCTAATCTGCCTATTCCTGAACTTGAGATGGAAGATTACACCGAAAAGGCTGTATCTAAAGCTGAAGAACGGGTTATGCAATTGGAAGCTAAATTGCGTGAAAAAGATGCAGTAGATGAACTTAATAAGCGCAGAAATTCATTAGTCAAAAAAGGTTTAGCTTCAGAAGCCGACATTGATGAAATTGAAAAGCTGATGCTTGAAAAGGGTATGACCAATCACGAAACGGCTGCTGAGTATTTTGATTGGATGAAACAAGCTGCTGAACCAACTCCAACTGGCTACAATCCGAATGTAATTAACAAGTTTGACTTGTCTAAATACTGGAAGAATCCGCAGCAAGGTGCGAGAAATGAAGCGGCAGCAGCGTTGAAAGACATTCGCAATCTAGGTCGTAAAGCGATTGGTATTTGATTTATGCAGTACACAGGGGATATTTTAATTTTGTTTGGAGATAAACCATGCCTATAGGTGGCGGTATTCTTCCAGCTTCAGGATCATCGCAGTACAACGAGCTTACTTATGTAACCCGTAGAGCGTTTATCCCTAAACTGGTTGTTCAACTTTACAACAGCACACCCTTGATGGCTGCTTTGATTGCTAACAGTCAACAGGCTTCAGGTGGTGTATCCCAGGTAACTGTACCCGTTCAGGGCGCTCAGTTTGTTAACGCACAATGGTCTGACTACAGCGGTAGCTTTACGCAGCCGTCAGTTCAACAAGGCGCTTTCAATGCTGAATTTAACCTTAAATTGATGATTGCTCCTGTGCCATTCCTCGGAATGGAAGGTGCTGTACAGCAAGACTATGCAATTATTCCTCTCATTGAAGCTCGTATGAATGATGCGACCAATGTGATGATGGATGCAATGGCTACTGCTCTGTACAACAACTACACGAACACTCAGCAATTCATTGGTTTACCAGGCGCAATTGACGATGGTACAAACATGACCACATACGGTAACATCAATCGTTCTACCTATACATGGTGGAAATCGAAGGTGTATAACGCTGGTTCTGTTAACCCAACCCGTCAGAACATTCTCCAGTACATTTCTGGTACTGTTAAGAATGGTGCTGAAGTTCCAACATTCGGTGTTTGCGGATTCGGTACATGGACACTCTTAGCCCAAGATTATGTTGGTCAAGAGCAATATGTAATCACCCCAGGCAACGGTTTTGAAGGCGATGCTAACGGACCATCTGCTGCATTTAGAGCTTTGATGGTAGCTGGCGTTCCAATTTATCCAGATCCTTACTGCCCAGAAGGTACTGTTTATTTCATTAACAGCAACTACTTGTCCTTGTATATTCACGATCAAGGTTCATTCGTATTTACTGGTTTTGAATCAACACTTCCAAATTGGCAGATCGGTTATGTAGGCGCTGTCTTGATGATTGCTGAATTAGTAAGCACCAAGCCTAAGTCCATGACCAGAGTATCTGGCTACAACTCTATCAGTCTATAAGGAGAAATAGTCATGGCACTCGGAATGAATAAAATCCTCATAGCAGGTACTATTGCTAATACCCCAGGCGCATACGATCAGTTAGTAACCATTACGGCTACTACCGCTGGCAATATTATTCCTGCTGGTACTTATGTAATTTTCCCAACAACCAATGTAACAATCAGCGCTGTTTCAGCCTATAACTCTACATCCAATGCAGCAACTTGGACTGGTGTTTATGCTGCCAATACTGGTGGTTTCATTGTTTCTGATGGTGTTAACTTTGCCGTTAATGCGACAACCAATACAACTGTTACAGCATTGACAGTTAATGGTGGTTTAGCTGCTTCTGGCACTTACAACACTTAAGGAGATCAGCAATGGCTAACCCAGATGCAGTCAGTCAGCTATACCTCGATAGCTTTGGTAATGTAAAAGTAGCTTCTGCTACTTCTGTCAGTTTGGCAGCTACAGGTAATGCTGTAGTTACTTTGCCACTAATTCGTGGTGGGTTAACCAACGGTGGCGCAGTAAGCAACTCTGGTGGAGTTATTATCCGTAAAATTACGGTTACTAGCCCTGCTGGAGATGTTAGTACCGCAAACTTAGCAATTTCTTTAGGAAGCAACGGAAACGCTGGAAACCTAATTACTGCTAATACGGTACTTACTACTTTGTCTGCTGCTGGTCGTTATCAAGATATAGCTATTTCTGGAGCTTATGGAGCTAACACTTATGTGTCTGGTTCTACTACTTCAGCTTTGTTTGTTACTGTGAATACGGCTTCTGGCAACAGCAATGTCGTAAACATTAGTGTTTTTGGAGATGTGGTGAGCTTCTAATGTCAAATATCTTTGTAACCAATAATACCGACAAGACCTTAAAAGATGGCTTCGGAGGGGTGTTTTACGAGTTCAAACCAGGATCTACTATTGAGATCCCGCCTGAAACCGCAAGACACATTTTTGGTTATGGAGATGACAATAAAGAATCTTACTTGGCTAGGTTAGGGTGGGCAAAGACTTCTAACGATTTAGAAGCAGGACTTGAAATTCTTGCTCAATGGGAGATCTCCACTCAACCGCCTAAAAAGAACCAATCGTTATCCCCGTTGGTGGAAAGAGTACCCCTACCTTCTCAAAAGAGGGCGGGGGGAAAGATCCTCTCGGTGGCAGCATGATCTATGGAACATAACAAGTGGCAACACTTAACACCTACATTACCCAAGTTCGTAGGTTACTGCACGATGCTAACGCAAACTTTTATAGCGATTCGCAGTTAACCGATTACATCAACTCTGCTCGTGAGAGAACGGTCAGAGATACAGGATGTTTGCGTGAAATCGTAGTCACGCAAACACCTTGTCAAGTCGCACCTACAGCAACCATTGGCAGCGTAACGCCAGCAAACCCAACTCTTTGGGTGGCTGATACCGCTGTAACTGTAAATACTTTTGTATTTTCAAATATTTTTATTTATCAATACACTACAGCAGGTACTTCAGGTGATACAGCACCTCCGTACCCTGGAAACAACACCAACAATTACAGCAACTACCCGCCTACTACCGCCTTTGCAGACGGCACAGCTCAATTGACTTATGTTGGTAATTGCGAAAATATTAGTTATGCAGCGTTAACCCAATTGATGGGATCAGCTCCGTTATCACCATCTTCTGGCAATACGGTGCTAGACATCCTTAACATCAACCTGTACTGGGGTAACACTCGTGTACCGCTTGATTATTTATCTTGGACAGACTTTAATTCTCGCCTAAGATTTTGGCAAAACTACATTGGCAGACCATTGGCATTTAGCATTTATGGTCAAGGACAGATCTATTTAGGACCAGTACCAGATCAAATCTACCAAGTAGAGATTGATTGCGTGGTATTGCCTAATCCATTGTCTTTAAATACACCAAATACGACTGATAGCATTAACGATCCGTATAGCACTTGTGTGCAGTTTTATGCTGCTTACCTGGCTAAATATTACGAACAAAGTTATGGCGAATCAGAGATTTACAAACAAGAATACTCTAAACACATTACTTCAGTAATCAATAGCGTATTTACCCGCAGGATTCCTAGCGCTTACTCTAGTCCGTTCTAAACATGGCTGCTGCGGAACAGAAAAAATCCTACCAGGTCATTAAGCAATTTAAAGGGCTTAATACTAAGGCTAACCGTACAGCAATTGATGAATCGGAATTTAGCTGGATTGAGAACGCTCAGCCCATTGGCTATGGCAACATTAAAATTTTGCCTAATAGCTCGGCAACCTTAAACGCTTCCAATGTAGCGGTTACTTTTTCTAATGATGTTATTTATTTAACCTCTTGCAACATCAATATTTCAGACTATGTAGTAGCTTTTTTAAGTGATGGATCAGCGCAGTATTTTGATATAGAAAATAAAACAAAGGGCAATGTTGCTGTTGCTGGCACTTTTACTAATGCTGGCATCAATACAGCTCAATGGAATAACGATAGGATGTTAATCCTTGATCCAGATAAAGACTATTCAACCTGGGATGGTAACAATGTAG